ACGTCCTGACGGCGCTTGATCGTCTTCTTGACGAACGGCATGTCCACAAGGATCTTGTTCCGAAGCTTCAGCAGCTTACCCTGCCCAAGATATCGCTCGAGACGCGGATAGCCGGCGCGATAGTTGAACTGGCAGTGCTCCCTCTCGAACTGAGTGCGGTTCTTGAAGAAGCCGTTGGCCACGAATACCGGGCAGTAGTCCAGCCAGTTATCCCCGGGAGTGCCCGACAGCATGATCCACTCGTTGTTCCTGGCCATATGCACGAATGTCTTCGCCCACTTGCCGTTCCCGATGGCTCTCTGCTCATCGAATATGATGAAGGAGTCACGGATGTTGCTGTAGTTGCTGATGTTATTCCAGGAATCAACCGTTGTGTAGTGCGTGAGCCCGTACATGGCCACATCCCCCTGCCAGTCGAGGTCGTCCCTCTTCCGAGCAGTGGTGATTATGACCAGTCGAGGCCCCTCGGCGAGCCTGCGGCCCAGGTCGGCCGGATGCCGCACCCCCAGCACTCTCTCGACGTAGTACTGGAGGGCGACAACCGACTTCCCCGAGCCCGGCTTCCCAGTCAATATACAGCCATTTCCCAGGTTCTTCACAGCTTCGACCTGGTGAGGCCACAGATCAACCGGGTCCAAGGCTCAGGACTCCTTGATCTTCATGCGAACGGACGACTGATATACGCTGACGTACTCGACAAGAATCCTATCCAGTACGGTCTCGTCGATCAAGTAGTCATTGACGAATACCACCGTCCCATCATCCGTCGAGAAGACCTGTACCTCGTAGAAGCCTTCGCTCTCGAATTCCTTGTTGTCCCCTCGATAAACAGTCAGCTTGGTGTGTTCCACGGGTGTCATGAGTTCTCCTTCTTGGTGGCGATGATCGCAGTGACACTTCGCCCTTGGGTGTAGTCCTGGACCGGCTGGACATGGAAATCGTAATCGGTAAAGGACAGGAGTTCATTGTTTCCGTCGGTCAGAAACACGCAATAGGCGTCCTGCTTATCCTTGATGACCTTCTCGTATCCGAAGGCCTCCTGAGAAATAACCCGATCCTCATCCCTAGTGATGAGGAATACAGGCTTCTTCTCACGAGGCGTGCAATCGAATTCGCCGGCAGCGACTGGCTTGACCTCCCAGTACCGAAGATCGAGTTGGAAACGACTCATGTGCTCCGCACCGAATACGGGACCTCCGACAAGAAGGCGACCCCGGTCCCACTCGAACGAATAATGGTATAGCGCGACGGTGACGACATGATCGGAATAGTTGACTTTCATGATGGCGCCCATGTCAGTCCTCCTTCTGCTTCGGCGTGAAATAAATAGTTGTCAAGTGATTGACATCATCCTTCTGCTCCCACTCGAGAGCCCGGAACTTCATGACCCTCCCGTCCTCAAGGCAGAAATACCACACGGTCCATCCCGTGTCCGGTTCGTACTCCGCCCACCTCTCGGTGAACTCCGCCTGCTGGACCTCGGTCCCGTACTCCCAGATCAGGATATACGGGTCATGCCCGTCGTTGTGCGGACTCTTGTACTCGCTCACCACAGAACTCCTTGGTAGATATGCTCCCACTTGCGTCTCTTGGCGTTCCACGCCCTCTTCATCGAGTCGCTGTGGGACTCCAGGAAGAGATTTGAGAGCCGGTTGTCAGTCCGGTCTCCATTCATATGCGCAACCCTCTGCAAAGGCTCCAGAGGGCCGTTGAAGGCCTCCCAGACCATCTTCTGGACGTACTTCGTCCGTCTACACCCACGATCCCATAACGTGATCTGAACGTATCCGTTCGGTCTGCGATATGAGGCCAGGATCTGACCCGTCGAAATGCGTCGGACCCTCCCGAGGTCGCTCACCTCGATGTCGTCGACGACCGAGTCCCGGAATGTCTCACAGGACGACTCGGCAGTGCTGCGGAATACCACTCTCGACCGCTCCTTTCACTCCGTCCTTCATGTTGATATAGTAGTCGATGGGCATGAAGCCGTTCTCGTCCGGGTCCCACCTGCTCCTACGAGACTTGACGGGATTCTCCGCGTTCTTCCTCAGCTCGAGGTTGTCCAGGGCGCAGTTCTCCTTGTCCTCATTTTTGTGTCCGATATAGTGACCGTTGGGGACTTCCCCGTTGAACGCCTCCCAGACGACCGTGTTGAGCAGCATGGTTCGAGTCTGACCCCCTGCTCGGAACGAGACGACCATCTGATCGCGATCCTCTCGGAATCGAGTGGCGATCCTGTGGTTGGTGTTGAAATTGATGACCTCCGCGTTCCGGCTGACGCCGAAAACGGGCCATCTCTTGATCGGTGTGAACTCCTCCCTCAGGTCCACCAGCTCGAGATTGTCCAGGGCGCAGTTCCAGTCGTCCCCGTCGATATGGCGCAGCTCATGCTGATACGGGATCTCCATGTGATTGAAGTGCTCCCAGATGAGCTCGTCCAGCAGACGCATCTGAATCCTGCGGTCGACGAAGAAATGGATGCAGGGCTGCCCGAAGCGGGACTCGTCGACTTGGACGTCCTTCTTCTTCCTCTTGGACCAGATACGCCCCTCACGGAAGTACATGTAGGACTTGGTGGATGGTACTGCTTTGCTCACTTCAGGTCCTCCAGAATATCGACGAGCTCTCCGAAGCTGCTCGCCACTCCGATGATGTCGTGGTCCTTGCGGATGATCCAGCTGGATACCAGTTTCTCTACTGTGAATGCCTTCATGCTCGGTCGACCCTCACGACGATCTCGTCGTCCGTCCACTCCTCGCAGACGAACATGAACAGCGGCAGATATGTCAGGTTGTCGTCCAGCTCCGTGACGACCATTGCCGCATTGGGGTCCTGGTCGGCGATATCGCCCTCGTAGCCGAATGCCTTGATCTTCCTCTTGACCTCGCGGCCGTCCTCGAGGATGAGTGTGAATGTCATCGTTCGCTCCTTCTCACAAGTACAACACCGAAAAACAGGACCTCAGTCCTTCTGACGAACCGTGATGGTCCGGTTCTCCTCGTCGACGTCGAAGTCGCACATGCGGGCCGGCAGATACGACTGAGATCCGTACCCGTTGTCCACAAGGAGATCCCCGTTGTCCTGCCAGTCGACCGAGCCCTTAAGCTCCCAGTGACCGTTGCTGGGCCAGGCGTGGACCAGGACGTTCCACTCCTTCGGCTGAATCCTCTGGGCGACCAGGGTTTCGTTCTCGATGACGTCGAATATGCAGTCCGTGGACTTCATGACGACCTCGCAGACACCGAGGTCGTTGGGCTCGACACGGACCAGCCAGGTCTCCTCATCGCCCTTCTCGGTGTGGACCGTCTCGTTGATGTCGAATATGTAGGTGCGCTCTCCGGACAGACGGAGGTAGAGTCTCTTGAGCATCGTTCGTCCCTTCTCGAGTTATGGAGGGCCCCAGGTCTCCCCAGGGCCCTCCATGGATATGGTTGTCAGCGCAGGATCGGCTCGTAGAGCCCCCAGAGCTCTCCTTCGCTCATGAGCTCGAACTTGCTGTCGCCCCGGCGGACGACCCACTTGCCGATGGCGCCCTCGTAGATACTCCTCTGAACCTCTCGGTCCCCGGACGTCCAGTTGCTGATCTTCTGGAGATTCTCCTCAGTGATCTTGGCCGCCTCGCAGACGACACAGCGAGGGACGAAGAGCTTGACCTCGAGAGACATCAGAACGGCACCTCCTCGTCGTCCTCTTCCTCGGCGTACATGGCCTCGAGCTCGTCCTCCACGATGGTGAAGAACCCCTTGTCCAGATATGCCGAGCAGAACTCCACCCCGGCACGAGTACGACCGTGGTAGGGGCGGATGGCGATATCGGCCCGCTCGAGGTCCGCGAAATCGAGAGCCCCGACCGTCTGCTCATTCAGCAGGGTGCGGGTCTTGCCCAGGATGGACACGAGCTTGGGAGGACGGCCTCCGAAGTTGACCTTGACCTTGATGAAGGGCAGGGGTTCCTCCGTCTCGTCACGGGGCTTCAGGGTCTTGATGTTGAATCCCTCCCGCTGGAAGTCCTCCACGGCATCGTCCGGGATGATGACACAGAAGGTGCGGGCGGAGTTGCCGAAGCGGTCCTGGACTCCCGCGAAATTGCGGAAGAGGAGCTTGGCGTTCTTGATGGTGTAAGTGTTCGACGGCACGGTTCGTTCCTATCTATGTGCTGGTAGACTTGAGTGAGTACCTGATCGACGATATGGGGCGGCGAGTAGAGTCTGTACCTACTATCGCATGTGCTGCCAGTCATGCTTCGTGTAGTGATTCTTGGCCCTGTCCTTCAGAACCCCGGCCTTCTCGAGGAGGAACTCGAGGTAGTCAAGGTGCTGGGATATCTGGTTGGCCATGTCGTCGATCTCGTAGAACTGATCGAGAATGGCTCGACTCTGCTCGTCCGGGATGGGCTTGGGTCGCAGCATCATTTACTCCTCTCGATCTTGACAATACGGCGCTCCTCGATCTTCTTCAGCAGCCAGCGGCTGTCGAGCTCGGACGAGACGATATCGTACACCCCGTTGAACCACTCGACCTGCTCAGGAGTGAGGAAATCGTCGAAGTCCTCACGGAACATGTCGAGCTCGTACTGGAGTGCGCTCAGCCCCTCGTCATCGAAGTCCTTGAGCTGCTCCTCAAGACTGTCCAGCAGCAGGACCGCACCGGACTTGCTCCAATAGATGACCTTGAGAAATGGGTACTGCTCTGGCTCAGATTTCTCCTCGATGACGATAGTGTCGCTTCCGAGCTTGTACCTGTACTCGTACTTCGACTTGTCGTAGATCGCATAGGGCTCCTTCACGGGATATGCGACTATCCGAGCACCAATGGCGTAATTGACGTGATGAATGTCCTCGACGAAGTAGAGCCAGTACTCATCATCCGTGTCGAGGAGATACCACCCGGAGACCTTATAGGTCTTCCGCTCAGCCTCCTCGCCATTCGGCAGGATAACCCGGGAGGCGACGGCTGCCGCCCCGAAGGCCTTACCGTCCTCGACATCCTTCTCGCAGATCATCTCAGTCCTCCTTCGGGCCGTCGACATTGGTGATCCCGACGATGAGACCCGCCTCCACGAGGCAGTGGACGAGATCACGCTCGTCGAGCTCGGTGCGGCAGATATCGATGAGACCTCGAACCTCCTCGTGTCTCCTGGGGCCGTGGCTGTTGTCGGTGCACTTCTCAAGCTTCTTGATCAGGTCCTCGATCTCCTCGTTGGTGAGATTGACGATCTCGGTCCTCAGGTAGCTGCGGTAGCCACAGAGGATATCGGCAGCGGTCTGGGCGCCGTCGTAGACTGACTCGGTCATTGTTCGTTCCTTTCGAGAAACCTAGAACCCGGGTTGGGTTCTAGGGATGAGTTGTTCAGATGGTCTGGTACGAGTCGCAGATGTCCTCGGCCATGGCGAGCATGTCCTCGTTCGTGGCGTCGGGGCGGTACTGGCGGCAGAAGTCGAGTACGGAGTAGTATGCGTACGAGGCAACTGCGAGAGTAACGCCTTTGTCGGCGAAGAGGGAGAAGATGCTCTGCTGGGCGAGGGAGGGGCAGGACATGGTCAGTTCCTTTCTGGAAGGGGTCTCATTATGAGCCCTGCCCCTTTCGCGATTCATACCGTCAGGAAGGCGTCGACGTCCGTCCACTTCCCGATCTGGTCCATGGCAGCATCAACGAGCTGCCTGCCGTATCGATCGTCGTACACGTCGCGCCAGTCTCCCTGGACGTCCTCGTAGTCCAGCCAGAGATAACCCTTGCAACCGCTGACATCGCCGTAGGAAATGAGCTCATTGCCCTCCTTGTCAGTTCTGTGATTCTCTCGCACCAGTCGACCCGCTCCGGGAGTACCTGAGACAACAGGAAGGAAGCTCCCGACACGGCCGACGAACTTCCGGTCATCCTCCCCGAACTCGAGGAACATGCGAGTAGTAACCGATCGTGTCTGGGCGACATCCTCAAGATCAAGAGGATCTCCGGAGAATATGGTCTTGAACACGAGTGGCTCCTGGAACTGCTTGCCTGTTGCGTGCCATCCGTCCTTGTCGTGGGCGATGTACACAGCATCATTGGCGAGCAGCATCCGATCGTAAGTGGCCTCGTGCTCGAATACGTAGCCGTAGCGACGGCCGAACTCGAAGACTTCCGATATGATGCGATCGTCGGCGTTCGGGATCTTGATCGAGTCCGTCTTGATGTGGGCAACAGTGTATCCTTTCTCCTGCACGAAATGCTTCAGGTCCACCATGAACAGGGCGCCGCGCTTGGCGACGATGTTGTCCACGTTCCTGGGGTCCCTGAGCGGGTTGTCGAATTTGGCGGCCGTGAGTCCGTACGTCGAATTCAGAGCGATCTTCAGCGCATAGGCCAGTGCATCGAGATTCGACTCATCATCGAGATATGGAGCCAGCGCCCCGTTCAGGATCTTTCTAGCTTCATCGAGCTCCTTGTGCTTGATGAGGATACGAGCTCTCTTGAGCTCGCTGTACCGCTCGGTGTACGGTCCGAAGAGCTGGAGGTTCTCGATCGACGTGGGGTGCATCGACGCAATATCCAGCAGGGCCACGTTCTC